GCCCACCTGCATTTGCAATCAGGAATCACCCACAATTAAGACCGAGGATAGATGCGTATCAAGATTTCCTTCCGAGAACCTGTCAGAGCGGCATTACCATTACCGGCATAAGGACAGCGGAATCGGTTCAGAGATTACAGAACATCGCATCCATGATACGAGCAGGAAAGACAATGACAAATAAGCACCAAGTATTCCCGATTTATGATTGGACGAATAATGATGTGTGGTTGTATCTGCTCCAGGAACATGTAGATATCCCGGACATTTATTTGTACCTGTGGCAAGCAGGAACAAGGAAAGGGCAGTTGAGAGTATCACAGTTCTTTTCCATAGACACAGCACGAAGCCTTGTGAAGATGAATGAGTATTACCCGGACCTCATGGAGCGGGTAGTACGCAGAGAGCCCAATGCTTATTTGGCAGCATTATACTGGGACAGTGAAATGTTTGGCCGAAGCACCAATGCGAGAAAGGAAATAGAGAAGGGGCAGGAAAAGAAAGATTACAAGGCAGAGTTAATTGAGGTGTTCAACAACATGGACATATATTTTACTACAAAGCATAAGCGGTATGTGGCTTCCAGATACCGAAATTTCTTCATATCGGTTGCGGCTATAGCGACTGATAAGGATTACAAAGCGATTTACGAGGGGCTTATCTCCGGTGATCCAAAGCTCCGCTCCTACCGAGCTCTTTATCAGAGAATATATGGCAGATATATATCAGATGCTAAAAGGGAGGAGGCGAAGAAAAATGGATAGATTGATGATGCCGGCGGCTACTCTCCAATGGGTAGATAGAAACCTCGTGAGACCAAACGATTACAACCCAAACAAGGTATCGAAGCAGAACCTTGAACTGCTCACTCAGTCGATATTCACAAACGGATGGACGCTTCCTATTGTTGTTCGTCCGGATTATACGATTATTGACGGTTTCCACAGATGGACAGTTTCCGGTCCTGATTGGACGTACGTTCCTCCGTCTGAAAAGGATAAGAGGACATTGTACGAGCGTTTGGGTGGAAAAGTGCTTGTTGTAGTTGTTGACCACAAGGATAAGGCAGGAAATATTTATGGTACCGTGACTCATAACAGGGCAAGGGGTACACACCTGCTCGAACCTATGAAGAAAATCGTCAAAGAACTTATGGACGAGGGAAAAACGGTAGAGGAAATCGGGAAGCAGCTTGGTATGCGCCCGGAGGAAATATTCCGTCTGTCAGACTTCTCAAAAGAGGACTTTTTGAAGATGATGGTACAGGATAGGCAAAACTACTCAAAAGCGGAATATATAACGAAGTTATAATGTTAGCACAAATAATATTCGTATCGACGGGGGAGGGCTTAGTGTTCTCCCCTTTGCCCGTACACACGGACGGGAACAATTAAGCAAGGAGGGAGGTTAAATGCCGACACCAAGAGGTCCAGATACGGACAAAAGAAGTGAAGAACGCAAGCAGGCGGAACGATTGTATTTGGAAAGCAAGGGAAACATCAAACTTGTTGAGATTGCTGAGAAGCTCGGTCTTCCGGACAATAAAGTCCGCAAATGGAAATCGCTGGATAATTGGGAAGGTAAGTTAAACCCTGCCAAGGCTGAAAAGAGCAAAAAAAAACCTGTGGAGCGTTCCACCAAAGAAAAAGGGAGCGTTCCACCTAAAAAGAAGGTTGGAGCACCCAAGGGGAACACGAACGCCAAAGGACATAAGAACCCAGTGCCGCCACCAGATACCACCAAGCACGGTGGTTATTCTGCGGTATATTGGGATACATTGGACGAGGACGAGTTGGAACTTATTGAGGAAGTACCAAAGAGTGAGGAGGATTTACTTATAGAGCAGATACAGCTGTTCTCGGTAAGAGAGCGCCGCATCATGAAGGCCATTAACAAATATCGAGCCATGGACGGACCGGTGGCAATCGTCAATACCTTCCGGAGTGAAAGAAAGCGGAGTTTTGACAGTACCGAAGATGAGGAAGAGTACAACCGGCTTATCCGTGAGAAAATTGATAAAGGCGAGAGGATGCCCGGAAGGGAATACACAACACAAACCTCTACCGACAATAAGGATAATATCATAGCGAGACTGGAATCCGAGTTGTCGAATGTGCAGGCTAAGAAGACGAGAGCTATTGAGGCTCTTTCCCGTATCCATTTGGAGAAGGCGAAGCTTGAAGGAGATAATAAGGGCAATGATGTTGTTAAGACTTGGGCTGAAAAAGTGCTGAAGGCAAGGAGGGAGCAGGGCAATGAGTAATAATTTGGATTGGCTTGACGACTTCCTGGAGGAGAGTATTCCAATATGGAAGAACGACCCTGTTGCATTTATGCGTGAGGTCCTGTTATTTGAGCCTGACGATTGGCAAATTGATGTAGCCTATGATTTAAGGGATTATCCAAGAGTATCGGTTAAATCCGGCCAAGGTGTTGGTAAGACTGGTGTGGAAGCTGCATTGCTTCTGTGGTTCTTGGTGTGCTTCCCGTTTCCTCGTATTGTCGCGACTGCTCCAACAAAGCAGCAGCTTCACGATGTACTATGGGCTGAGGTTGACAAGTGGATGAGCAACTCTCCTTTGCTTCCTATGCTCCTTAAATGGACGAAGACCTATGTTTATATGCTTGGCTATGAAAAGCGTTGGTTTGCGGTAGCGAGGACTGCTACAAAGCCAGAGAATATGCAAGGTTTCCACGAAGATAATATGCTTTTTATCGTGGACGAAGCTTCCGGTGTCGCCGATCCGATTATGGAGGCTATCACAGGTACCCTTGCCGGCGAGAATAACAAGCTCCTGCTGATGGGGAACCCGACAAAGACTTCCGGGACATTCTATGAGAGCCATACAGTCGATAGGGCATTGTACAGATGCCATACTGTGAACTCAGAGAATAGCAAGCGTACCAACAAAGAGAATATCGAAGCCATGAAGAGAAAGTACGGTGCGGACAGTAATGTTGTCCGTGTTCGTGTTTATGGGGAGTTCCCGGAACAGGAAGATGATGTATTCATCCCGATTTCGTGGTTGGAAGCCAGCTGTCAGACGGAAATGTCCGACCCTACAGCAAAGGCACTCGGTAAATATCGGAATAGTGCCGGAGTGATTCAGCCGGTGGACGTAAGTGGTGTTACCCATATTCAGATAGGCTGCGACGTGGCCCGATTTGGAGATGATAAGACCTGCATTGGCTATCGTGTCAATGAGGTTGTGAACATTTACAAGAAGTACAACGGACAGGATACAACTTGGACAGCCAGCAACATAGCAAATCTCTACAAGAACCTCAAAGAAAGATTCAAGTACAAAGGACAAATTGCAGTTACCGTCGATGATGGCGGTGTTGGAGGTGGTGTTGTTGACCAGCTAAAGACCTTCAAACGAACAGAGCCGAAGATTTATGAGGATATGGTTATTATACCGGTTAACTTCGGACAGCCATTGAGCAACCACAAATATTACGCTGATTCCACCACATTTATGATGGGAGTGGTTAAGGACTTAATCGCCCCGTTTGACGATGCAGGGAATCCACATAAGCCAGAGATTATACTTCCGGACGATAACGACCTTGTTGGCCAGCTTTCGTGCAGGAAGTATTCTTTTACATCAAATTCCAAGCAGAAGGTAGAGAGCAAAAAGGATATGAAGGACAGAGGCTTACATTCTCCGGATGAAGCTGATTGCATATTGCTTGTCTGCCTGCCTACGAAGTTAAAGAAGAAAGGAGGAAAACAGAGCGATGGAAAGTGATAAAAGCGCTAAGCCTACTCCGGCGAGAGTTGGTGTTAGGATAGTAAAAGCACAGGACCCAAGCGAGGTTCCGACAGTATTTACAGCGCAAAAGAAGATTGAGAAATCAGATAAATCCGAGCAGTTGAGTAAAGAGAATGCTGCGAACGCATCCGAATGGATTGCTCATCCGGTAGATATGCGTGGGCTGAAGGACCTGGTTGATAATTCCACCATTCTTCCACAGTGCATAAGAGCATATAAGAGCAATATCGCAGGCTTTGGCATCAACATTCAGTATGCCGAGGACTTTGACGAGGAATCTGCAGAGATGAAAGCCGAATGGAGTGTGGCAGAGCAGATTGTATCTCTGCTCAACATGGATATGATGACCAAGGAAGTCTTTGAGAACATTATCCGTGACAGAGAAACCTATGGTATTTCATATTGCGAGGTTATCAGAGATATGGAGGGCAAGGTGGTAGAGCTTCAGTTCATCATCGAAACCCCAAGCATTGATATGACATATCCGTTAGAGCCTTACGTGGACGTTCAATACTTCTACAAAGGGCAGACCGTAAGCCGCAAGAAGAAATTCCGAAAATTCCGTCAGACCGTAGCAGGAAAGACGGTGTATTTTAAGGAGTTCGGCGACCCTCGTATCATGGATAAACGAGATGGCAAGTACGCAGAGGAAGGCGGCGAGGCTATTGATATCGACAACCAAGCAAATGAGATTATCGAATTTAGGATAGGCTCACAGCCTTACGGAGAGGTTCGTTGGATAGGACAGGTGCTTACTGTTGATGGAAACAGGAGAGCCGAGGTTCTCAATAACAACTACTTCCGGGAAGGTAGACATACTCCGTTGATGATTTTGGTTAAGGGCGGTACCTTAACCGATGAATCGTTTGCGAAGCTGCAGGGCTACATGAACGAAATCAAGGGAGAGAGCGGTCAGCACGCATTCTTGGTTCTGGAAACAGAGGCAAATGATAACACGACTGCTTTCGATAGCGAGAAGACTGCAGATATCGAGATTAAAGACCTTGCGTCGATTTTACAGAAAGATGAATTGTTCCAGGAATACTTGGAGAACGGCCGAAAGAAAACTCAGTCAGCGTTCCTGTTACCGGATTTGTATGTTGGTTACACAACCGACTTCAACCGAGCAACAGCGCAGACCGCTATGGAGGTTACTGA